GCGGTTCTGCCCTCTATGATACACCCCAAAACGGCCGTTCTCGGACGGGCTGGGGAGGGGGTGCGTGTACCCACATACACGCAAGCAGGCGCACGCCCACATGTACGCACACACACAAGCGCACGCATAGGACGACGCAGGAACGAACGGAATACAAACAGACAGACAGAAACAAAGGAGAAAAAGACAAATGACGAACATGGACGCATTGCTGATTTTAGGCATCGTCGCATTCCTGGCGATGTACGCAGCATGGATGTGGGACGAGGTGAAGAAAGCAACACCAAACCCATACGATAGCGAAGAGAGCCAAAATAAGGGCGCACAAGCGCACGAAATGACCTCGGACGAGGAAATACCAAGCAACGAAACAAAAACGCAGCAGGAGGCACGAAAATGAGCCACAAGGAACAAATTATCATCGGAATTGACCCAGACGTCGATAGAAACGGCATCGCAATGCTCGACATGAGCACCCACAGCCTACAGGTTCAGATGCTCACCTTCCCGAACCTCCTCGACTTCATCAAGGAGAAATACCGCCAATTCGCAGAAATTGACAAATGGGACTTCAAGGTCATCATCGAGGCTGGCTGGATGAACCGAGGCAACTACCACATACAGAGATGGCAGGGAAAGCAGGGCATCGCCAGCCTGGGCGTCGACCAAGGACGTAACGAACAGGTCAGCAGAACCATCGGGCAAATGATGGAGCATTGGGGCATCCCCTACGAGTTCAAGAGACCGCTCCCTAAGTGCTGGAACGGCAAAGACCGCAAGATCACCAAAGAGGAGCTGGAGGAAATAACTTTACAGAAGCTGGGCAGGCTCAACCAGGAGGGGCGAGATGCCGCCCTGCTCGCCTGGGACTACGCTGGGCTGCCAATGCGCATCACGAGCGCAACCCTCCGAGGGCAGCCTTCACCGAAAAACCCCATTTTTTCACGGAAATAGGCACAAATTGTGTTAATTTTCTCCCGAAAGTGATTACATTATAACCACTTTTTCTTAAATTTGCGGCATGAGACAGAAGCAAGACAATACAAAGGACGTCCGAGAGGAGCAGGAGCACCTCTCGGATTTCATGGGTGATATCGGCAACTTCGACCTCCCAGACCTCGACCTCAACCTTGTGGACTTCCTGCCATCGGACGAGACGGAGGAGACAAGGTACACCCTGCCAAAGGTGGTACCGATGAAGGAGGACTTCGTGATGTACGACAATGCCCAGAAGATGGCGAAGGAGCTGCGCCTGGGATTCGGGGAACGCTTCGATGCATTCGTGAGCGGTTCCTTCATATTCGGGGACTTCATCGAGGCGTACCTAACAACCCAGCGAGCCTGCGCCAAGAAAATGACGATAAGCACGCTTTCGCTTAGCCAGAACAACGTGGACAGCCTGCACACCCTTATGGATAAGGGCTACATCGAGGAATTGAACCTCATCATTAGCGTTTATTTTTGGGGCAACGAGCGAAGGAGCCTGGTTCCGTACATTTACAAGCAGCTGGACATTGGCGACCGATTCCAATTAGCGGTGGCAGGCGTTCACACCAAGACCGTACACTTCGAGACCCTGGGAGGGCGAAAGATTATCATGCACGGATCTGCGAACCTCCGAAGCTCGGGTAACATCGAGCAGTTCACCATGGAGGAGAACCCAGAGCTGTACGACTTCTACGATGACCACTTCAGCAGGATCCTCGACAAGTACGCCACCATCCGCAAGCCGATACGCAACAGCAAGGCGTGGGATCTGTTCACACGCATGACATTCAACGATAAAAGTTAAATTTCAAAAACAAAGGAGAACGAGCCATGAGTAGTAGCGGTTCAGAACACAAGAGCGGAGGCAGCGTCCTCCACGGCAGCACCAAGGCATCTGGGCGAGCAAAGAGCGTCCTGCCATTCTCCGCATTCAGCGGTGGTGCCGCACCATTTTAACAACAATTCCAGACAGAAGAGGCGAGCCTTGAAGAAGGGCTCGCCTTCACTGCTTAAACCAACGAAAGACAAAAAGCATGGACACGACAACAGAAAATATTCAGAGAAGGGACATGGACATCACCCAGATCCACCCGAACCAAGGACAGGTGGAAGGGCTGCCTAAGAACCCACGATTCATACGAGACCCAAAATTCAAGAAGCTGGTGAAGAGCATACAGGACGACCCCGAGATGCTGGAGCTTCGAGAGCTTATCGTTTATGACACCCAGGATGAGCGAGGATTCGTCATCATTGGCGGTAACATGAGATACGAAGCCCTGCGCAAGCTGAAATACAAGACAGCCGTCTGCAAGATCCTCCCCCACGATTTCCCGATGGATAAGATGCGACGCATCGTCCTAAAGGATAACTCCAGCTTTGGAGAGACGAACTTCGACGACCTCATCAACGATTGGAAGCCAGAGGAGATAGATGCAGCTGCCATCGATGTACCAGACATTCCCGACCCAGAGGAGGAAGAGGAAGCGAAGGACGATGGCTACGATGTGGCAGGCAACACGCCAAAGAAGGCGACCAGCAGGACAGGCGACATCTACCAGCTCGGCATGCACCGCCTCATTTGCGGAGACAGCACGAAGCAGGAGTTCCTCGATGCCCTCATGGACGGAGAACAGGCAGACCTGCTGGTAACTGACCCACCATACAACGTGGACTACCAGGCAAAAGGAAAGATGAAAATCGCCAATGACCACATGGCAGACGAGAACTTCGTGGCATTTCTCACGGACACCCTGCAGAATGCCAACGACAGCATGAAGCCAGGCGCAGCCTTCTACATCTGGCATGCGGACAGCCAGGGCTTCAACTTCCGAACAGCCGTGAAGAACATCGGATGGGAGACACGCCAATGCCTCATCTGGAACAAAAACAGCCTCGTCTTAGGTCGCCAGGATTACCAATGGAAGCATGAACCCTGCCTGTACGGATGGAAGGAAGGAGCTGCCCATTACTTCACCAATAAACGAAACCTCACCACGGTGCTCGAGCAGAAGCTGGACATCGAGAGCATGAGCAAGGCAGAAATGAAGGACTTGCTCCAGCAGCTATTCGGAGGCGACATACCGACAAGCGTAATAGACTGCGACAAGCCGAAGAAAAACCCTGATCATCCAACCATGAAGCCTGTACCGCTGATAGGCAAGCTCATCAGCAACAGCAGCAGGGTAAAGGATATCGTCCTCGACATATTCGGAGGAAGCGGAACCACCCTCATCGCAGCGGAACAGCTCGGCAGGTGCTGCCGCATGGTGGAGTTCGAGCCGATATACGTTGACGTCATCATCAAGCGATGGGAGGAGCTCACCCAGCAGAAGGCTGTCCGCATCGGCAACATCCTGGAGGATAAGCAGCGAGAGGCAAGCACCCTGCTGCCTGCCCAGGAACCTGCCGCCACCAAGACCAAAAAATCGAAGAAGAAGGAGGAATAAAACATGCCAAGAGGAAAAGAGACAATGACGGAAAGCCAGCTCGCTAACATCGAGAGCCACAAATGGCAGAAGGGGCAGAGCGGTAATCCGAAGGGCAAACCGAAGGACAGAGTCAAGGCACTCTTGAAGCAGGTGCTCCCCAAGAGCAAGCTGAAGAAGAGCGAAGGACTCACCCAGGACGAAATCAACACAATCGAGAGAAGCATCCTCGCCATGGAGCTGTCGGACTTGCAGGTATTGGCGAAGGCAGACGAAACGCCAGCCTACGCAAAGACGCTGGCAATGGCTGCCATCATCGATATGAAGAACGGCAAGACAACCACCGTGGACAGGCTGATGGACAGACAATACGGAAAGCCGCAGCAGAAGGTGGACATCACCTCCAACGGCAAACAGATTCAGCAGGGGACACCGCTCACCAGGGAGGAGCAAATCGAGTATTTGAAAAAGCTGGAGGAGGAGTACTAGCATGATGCACGACACCGAACTGCAAAAGATGTGGGTACTGCAGAACCCCCTCAACTTCACTCGGTACTTCTTCAAGGAGAACGGAGGCAAGCGGTTTATTGTCGGACACCACCACAAGAGAGTATGCGATGCGCTGGATAAGGTGTTGAGGGGCGAATGCAACAAGCTCATCATCAACATTGCACCACGATACGGCAAGACCGAGCTGGCGGTTAAGAACTTCATCGCCATGGGACTCGCAATCAATCCAGCCTCCAATTTTATTCACCTCTCCTACTCCAGCGACCTGGCAGTGGACAACTCCATCGCCATAAAGGACATCGTAAACAGCGAAGCATACCAGGCGATGTTTGAGACCAGGGTGAAGTACGGAAGCGACACCAAGGCGCAATGGGACACGGAGCAAGGTGGTGGAGTTTACGCTACCTCCACCCTCGGACAGATAACAGGTTTCGGAGCTGGCGAGGTGGACAGAGTGGATGAGCATGGCAACCCACTGCCCTACCGATTCGCAGGAGCCATCATCATCGATGACCCTATCAAGCCAGAGGATGCGCTGAGCGACGTGGTGCGTGAGCGAGTGAACCGACGATTCGAGACCACCATCCGAAACCGAGTCAACAGCCGAAACACGCCAATCATCATCATCATGCAGCGACTCCATGAGCATGACCTTTGCGGCTACCTCCAGGAGATAGAGCCAGACGATTGGACGGTCGTAAGCCTGCCATGCGTCACCATTGACGAGGAAGGACACCGCCAGCCGCTCTGGGAATTCAAGCACACCCTGGAGGAGCTGGAGAAGATACGCCTCGCCAATTCCTTCGTTTATGAGACGCAGTACATGCAGAACCCGACACCAATCGAGGGTCTCATGTATTCCCATTTCAAGACCTACGACACCATGCCGATAGAGGCACACCTGCCAAGGCGCAAGTGCTACATCGATACAGCGGACACAGGAGCCGACTGGCTCTGCGCCATTTGCTACGAGGAATACGAGAGCGGATGCTACGTGACGGATATCGTATTCACCAACAAGAGCATGGAGTACACCGAACCTGCCGTGGCAAGAATGCTGGTGCGGAACCAGACGCAGGAGGTCGTGGTCGAGAGCAACAACGGAGGTCGAGGATTCAGAAGGAACGTGGAGAAGCTGGTGCGAACCCTTGGCAATTGGGACATGGTCTTCATTGACCTGGCACAGACCGCCAACAAGCAGACCCGAATCTTCACGAACAGCTCGAAGGTTCAGAACATGGTCTTCTACCCAGAAGAATGGGAAGACCGCTGGACGCATTACGCCAACGCCATGAAGTCATACCGTAAGGAAGGAGGAAACGAGCATGACGATGCGCCAGACTGCACCACAGGCATCGTGGAGCGTTTCGGATTGTTCACATCGGCAGAGATTACGGATGAGGAAGAAGAGGAAATCGAGGACGAAGTTTATTAATTAACAAAACATAGGAGACAAGGCAATGCCAGACATTAGAGAAATTATCGATAGAGAAAACAGACAGCCAGGAGCGATCATCGAGGACTTGCGCCAGAAGAACATCGATGTCATCCCATGGAAGCTGCTCGAAAAGGAGTACAACCCAAAGATGCACCCTGTTTACACAGACAAGAACTACAGAGACAAGACACGCAGAGGCAAGACCGAGCGCATGACAAGAGTGACATACAACATTCAGAAGCTGGCGGTGAAGCGCATGAAGGAGCTGATGTTCACAATCCCCGTCAACCGCAAATACACCACTGCGGATGACGACGAGAAGAAGGCAGCAGCCATCATGGAGGCGATTTTTCAGAAGAACCGAATTAACGCCTTGAACCTTAAGCGTTCCCATAAACTCTTTGCGAGCTGCGAGATGGTCACCATTTGGTACGCCCAGCTGCAGGACACCACATACGCAGGCTACCCAAGCAAGCTGAAACTGCGCTGCCGCACGTTCTCGCCATTGGACGGAGACATCTTGTACCCACTATTCGACGAATACGACGACATGATAGCACTCAGCGTCCAATACACCAGGAAGAAAGGGAACGACACCGTAACCTACTTCGATACCTACACCGATGAGTTCCACTTCCGCTGGATCAATATGAACAGCAACGGATGGAAGGAAGACATCGTACCAGAGCCTATCAATATCAAAAAGATAGCAGGCATCTACATACACCGAGACCTCCCGATCTGGGAAGACCAGAGCGACAACGGCTACGAGCTGGAATGGACGGAGAGCAGAGCTGGCAACTACCTCCGCAAGAACAGCCGACCGACATGGGTCATCTATTCGGACAGCCAGAAGGTGACAGCTCCAAAGAACAAAAAGCAGGAGCCGACCGACGACAATGCAGGACGAAACGTCCTCCGATACGGCAAGGGAGACAAGGCTGGATACGCAACCTGGAGCCAGGCTACCGATGCACAGAAGCTATTCACTGAAGAGCTGAGACGTAACATCCACACCAGCCTCCAGCTGCCAGACATGAGCATGGAGCAGATGAAAGCCACCCCGATGAGCGGAGAAGCACGCAAGATGCTCTTCATCGATTGCCAGATGAAGGTCACGGACGAAAGCGGAGATTGGCTGGAGTTCTTCGACAGAGAGGTCAACGTGGTACGAGCTTTCTGCAAGATCATGTACCCAGAGTTGGCGCAGGCATTCGAGACATTGACCGTCACCAACGAAATTACAGCCTTCCAAATCGATGACCGCAGCCAGGAAATCAAGGACATGAGCGACGCAACAGGAGGAAAACCAATCGTGTCACGAAGAACCGCCATCCGCAGGCTCAAAATGGTACCAGAAGAGGAGGTCGAGGAGGAAGAGAAGAGAATCGAACAGGAGGAGGCAATGGCAAACGATGCCTTCACCAACGAACCAACCATGTAAAGGATTAGAATATGCCAAAGACGTTCACCATAGGCACATACGACAAGAAGCACAAGGAGAACCTCTCAAAGAGAGCCAGGAAGGTGCAGCAGCTATACGATGCAGCCATCAAGCGCATCGCACAGGCAGCTGCGCCCTCGCTCTTTGATGCCGACCCAAAGAAAGAGTTCCACTTCGAGGACTTCCCTGCCTTGAAGAAGGAGATGGAGGCACTCATGCAAGACCTCGGAAGCAGCCTCCAAGCCAACATCGAGGACGGAGACCAGGATAGCTGGACGCTCTCCAACACCAAGAACGACGCAATGGTGGACTCCATCATCGGCAAGAAGCACCTCCCGAAAAAGGTGGTGCAGGCATGGAAGCACCCACACCTGGAGGCTCTCAACGCATTCATCGCACGCAAGGAAGCAGGAATGAATCTCAGCCGCAGGGTCTGGAACCTCACACAGCAGTTCAAGAGCGAAATGGAGCTCGCCCTGGAATTGGGCATGGGCGAAGGAAAGAGTGCTGCCGCTCTGAGCCGAGATATCAGAAAATACCTTGTCGAGCCAAACAAGCTATTCAGAAGGGTACGAGATAAGAGCGGAGCTTTGCGCCTTTCCAAGGCTGCTGCCGCATACCACCCAGGGCAGGGAGTTTATCGCTCCAGCTACAAGAACGCCCTCCGAATGACAGCGACCGAGAACAACATCGCCTACAGGACAGCCGACCACAACAGATGGCAGGCTCTCCCTTTCGTCATCGGCATCGAGATCCATATCAGCAACAACCACCCGACAGAGGACATCTGCGACCTATTCGACGGAAAACGCTTTCCAAAGGACTTCAAGTTCACAGGATGGCATCCATGGTGCAGATGTTATGCAGTTTCCGTCCTCGCCAGCCAGGAGGAGATGGACGCATACACCACCGCAATCATGAACGGAGAGGACGTGAGCCATTGGAAGTTCACAGGGCAGGTGGAGAAAATGCCAAAAGAGTTCGACAAATGGATGAAGGACAACCAGCAGCGCATCGCCAGCGCAAAGAACATGCCCTACTTCATCAAGGACAACTTCAAGGATGGAGATCCTGCCAAGGGACTGCGATGGGAAGTACAAAAACCTGATCTTGCAACAGCTGAAAATGAAGCAGACAAGAATATCCAATTAATGCCAGGCAACAACACACCGCAGAAAATAGAATACGAACAGATGAAGAAGGAAGAAGCTGTTGCAGAGATTATAAAACAAACAGGAGTAACAGCAGAGGAGGCTGACTTCATGTACGAAAGCATTTGTGACTTCTCGTTCGGAGATTACCAAGACATGAGGAACGTACAAATGGGAGGCACGGAAATCTTGAATTCATACACAAGTGTAGAAGATATGAAGAAAAAGATTAATGCATGCGAAGAGTTCATCAAGAAATCACCAAAATGGGACGGAGGCAAGACTTATCGAGGCGTACACATCAGCGAGGAAAAAATGCAATCACTCCGAGAGAAGATGGAGAAAGGAGAAACCATTGATATGAACGGAATGGCAAGCTGGTCGACAGATAAGGGCGTGGCTACAGGTTTCACATACCCGAGACCAGATAGACCTGTACGTGTAGTTTTTGAAACCGAAGATGCTCAATACGGAACAAGCATTGCACACATTTCTATCAATTCTAACGAATGCGAGATTCTTTGCTCAATGCACAACAACTACACGATAACAGGAATCACAGAAGAGGAAGGAATGGGCTACACGTTCTACGTGGTACGGCTTAAGAATAACCTCCGACTTGGGAAAGAAGCACCAGCCAAGACCGCACACGACATCATCATGGAGAATGCAGCCAAGCGACATGCAGCGAGAACCAGCGAACAGATAGATGATATCAAGGACGCATGGAGAGAAAGAAGACTCGATGCATACGACAACCGCTGCGACCAATTGATGAAGACGCTCACATATAGCCAGGGACAGACACTCCCAGCATTGACGAAGAGACAGATAGCCCTGCGCAATGCCATAGGCAAGGACGCATCCGTGAAAGAGGTCGAGGCTTTGTTTGCTAAATTCGAGAAGGGCGTGAAAGCACAGAACGAATGGGATACCCAGGTATGGGGTAGCTTCAGCAAGGAGCAAATCGCCAACATGAAGGACATCGAAAAGAGCCTCGGAATCAAGAAGGGAAGACCGATGACCTACGAGGAAGCAGACAGGCAGAGCGCAAATCCTCGACATGTAAATGAATACATCGCTGATGCAAGTTCAAGAATAAAGATTAAAGGAACAAACATTCATGTCAGAAAGAATCCGCTGTACGATGCGGCAAAGCACGAGCAATACGGCATAAACTGCCAGACATGCGCACCAGCTTACGCATTGCGAGAATGGGGATTCAATATTTATGCAAAGGGAAACACGAAGGCATTGGGAGACTTATCCAACTATCTCAGCAAGGGCAATAATTGGCTGGAGACATGGACGGAGAAAGACGGATCAGCAGTAAGCATAACCAGCTTTAAGGACTACCTAAAAGCGCACCCAAGCTGGAAACACATGACGCAGCAAAGATACCTTCAATACTTCGATGACGTTTGCAAAGAAGAAGGAACATACGAGGTCGGTCTAAGCTGGGAGCCTAGAGGTGGACATTGCACAATCGTAAAACGATTCAGCGATGGAAGCATAAAATACATAGAGCCACAGGAAGACAACTCCGAAGGAAGCGGATTCGAGGAAAAGGATATAAAATACCTTTGCGCAAATATGAGAAAAGACCCAATATTGAAAGATGGAGCAATAAAGGTCAGCGACAAATTGCTGAACATTAAATACGTTTCAATCTTTCTTAAATGACGAAATGACATCAAGCGCAATAAAACCGCCAACTTTGGTAATTTCACCATTTGAATCAAGAACGAGAGCGACAGGGAAACCTGTCTTCTCGTTTTTTTTGTAGGCAGAGAAACACGAAGCTCCGTCCTTTTCCCCAATTGGAGAAACGGAATAAGCAGAACCAAGGTTCTGGCTAACGAAATCTAATATTTTCTTTGAAACCTGCATAAGCCAATTTTTGCGGCAAATTTACGAAAAAAGCACGAAACACCCAAGCGGAAAAGCGGTTATTTTCCGATTTTAAGGTTAATTCACGTTAAAAAGTGATTACCATATAACCACTTTAACAAAAAAAGCCGTAAATTTGCGCCATTACAAATTTGTATAACCAAAACGTAAAATTTATGTTTGAAAAGATTTTAGCAGGACTCAAAACCAAATTTCCAGGGGTTGATTCCAAAATTCTAGAGCGGATAGCCAAGAAAAAGGCTGAGACGACAACCACGGAGGACGAAGTGAAAACCGTCGTAGATGGGGTGACCTTCCAATCCATCATAGACAGCGAAGGCGACAGACGAGCGAACGAAGCCCAGAGTTCAGCCGTTAGCAACTATGAGAAGAAGTACAAACTGAAGGATGGCAAGCCTAGCGAGCCACCACAGCAAGACCCACCACAGCCGCCTACACCGCCAGCAGGAGGGGAAGACAGCGAGGTGTTGAAGATGCTCAAACAGATCCAGCAGGACAACCAGCAGCTGCGAACCGAAATCAATGGCATGAAAACCAAGGAGCTCGGCAACCAGCGCAAGGATAAGTTCAGCGCATTATTTGAAGGAGCATCCGACAAATTGAAGGAACGCTACATGCGAAACTACGACCGACTCACCTTCAAGGACGACGAGGACTTCAACGGCTGGCTCGACCAGCAGAAGCCGTTCATCGAGAGTGACATCAAGGAGGAGAAGGCGCAGGGTGCCAAGACCACACCACCTGTCGGTGGCAAGCGCAAGCCAGGCGAAGAGGCAGACCCAGCGGTCACCGCTTACCTTAATGCAGAGGCAAGCCGAGAGGCACAGACGGCATCGCCTGTAATCATCGGACTCGCACAACCAGCGCAGCAGGCACCACAGCAGTAGCCAAGTTAAACATTAAAAAGGGAAAAAGCCATGAACAGAATGTTCAAGCACCAGGACGCAGCTCCAGCCGACCCTATCATCTTCGAGACAATCACATCGGAGAAGCCAGGAGGTGGACTCGTCAAGAACCCAGAGTTCGATTTGAAGCCAGGTCTCGCAATGGGACAGGACGCAAACGGACTCTACGTCCCAATCAAGGGATACCGCCTCGTAACAGAGTGCAAAGAAGCTGACACCACTATCAAGATTGCCAAGGGTAGCGGTATCAAGAAGGGAGACGTAATCGCCCACGGCAAGGTGGGTGTCGCCTGCACAGAGGTAGACACCACCACAAGCCCAGATTACGATGTTGTAACCGTGACGATGGGCGTGGCAATCGCCCAGGATACCGTCCTCTACCAGGCAGCCAGCGCAGCGGACGGAAGCAAAACAGAGGCTGCACCAATCCACAAGCCAGAATACATTCTCGGCAATTTCATGGGCAACCTTGGCAAGGCTGGAGATGGTGACTTCGAGGCTCGACTGATTAGAGCCGCAAGCCTTCGCAAGGAGACAGCACCTGTCGCTGCCGAAATCGTGGATTTGATGAAGGGCATCACGCTCGATTAATTAATTAACACAAAGGAGAAAAGAAACAATGGAAGCACCATTATTCGACATTGACATCCCTGGAATGCAGGCAACCGTAAACAAGTTCCAGCCAGGTACAGGTCTAGCATGGGCTACCCTCTTCCCATTGAAATACACCCGAAAGTTCGATATCAAGGGCTTGGAGGGTGACGAGGGAATCCCTGTAGCTGCCGATCGTGTCGCATTCAACACCAAGGCTCCAAAGAAGACACGCCAGAAGGTCGGCACATGGAGCGGTAAGCTCTCCAAGTATTCCGTGAGCCGAGACAAGGATGAAATTGAGATTAACGAATACCTCGATTCACAGACACTCGCAAACTCAGCAACCGAGAACCAGCAGGAAAAACAGGAACTCGTTAACATGGTTTACGATGACGTTTCATTCGTCCGCAAGGCGATGGACTACAAGGTGGAGCTGGACTGCATGCGCATCGCATCAAGCGGTGTACAGACCTTCCCAGAAAAGATTGAAGGCGACATGGCATCACAGGACATCATCGACTTCAACGTACCGAAGGGCAACTTCATCGGTGTGAAGATTTCGGAGGTCAAGGCAGGAGCTGTCGTTAAGAAGAAGGGCTACGAGTGGAGCGATGAGGAGAACGCAGACGGACTCCTCGACCTTGCCAACGCCCAGGACATGATAGCAAAGCAGGGACTCACCAAGCCACGCTACGCATTCATGGAGAAAGCGAAGTTCCAGCAGCTGGTAGCACAGAAGAAGACCGCAAAGCGTTTGTACCCACAGGTCAATGACCTGTCCATGATTACAGCGGACATGATCACGCTGGAGAAAATCAACGCCTACAACGCAAGCCCAACCAGAGGCTATCCGCAGATTATCGTCCTCGATACCTACGTGAGCCTCGAGCACAAGAACGGCAGCAAAGAGACCATCAAGCCATGGAACGTGAATGTGGTTACACTTTCACCAACCATCCAGCTCGGCTGGACTTATTACAAGAACGTCCCAATGGTAAAGAACACCGCTGCCCTGCAGGTTTATGGCGGTTTCTACAAGGTGACACGCTACAGCGAGGTCAACCCACAGACCGAGACCACCATGGCAGAGGCATACGTTCAGCCAGGACTCATCAACCGCAAGTCTCTCGTCTTCCTCAACACCGCAAACCAGACATGGGCGAACGGAGAGGCGAGCGCATAACAACGTTTTATAAACAAGCAGCATGAAGACAAGCAACGCAATTAAAGCAATGAGCAGCTACCCGATACCAGCAGCGACGATTGAGAACATCATCGATGAAGCTGGGCTGGATGCAGATGCGGACATCACCAGGGAGGTGCGAGCAAGCAACGAGTTCAAGAAGGCGAAAGCCCTCACATACGCCTTTCTTGCCGAAGCTCCGAACATCACCCAGGGAGGAATCAGCTACACATTCAACGAGGACGAACGCTCACGCTTTGCCAAGAAATCGAACAGCCTGCTAGCAGAGCTGGGAGAGGACGAAGCAGGAACAGATATCCCATGCGGCTACATCGGGGAGGACTTCTGATGATTATACAGAACGGCTTTCTTTTTACTTACGATACCACTGGAGGGGGAATGCTTCACGGCATCCCCCAAAAGGTGGAAACCAAACTGAGCGACAAGGGCATCCCTTGCAATATCGTAAAAAACAAGAGCGACCACCAAGGCACGTACCAGGACGGCAAGTTCAAACAATTTGCAGCCAAGGTATTAATCGAACCGCAGGACTTCACCGCCAAAAGAGTGAAGTTAACCGACAACCGAGGCGTGGATCTCGGAGAGTTTGAAGTGCAGGACATCACCTACCTCGAAGCAGTAGAAGCATTGCAGATCACCGTCTAGAAGAGATTACCATGCCAATAAAACCCAACTTCACGCAAGCAGACATCCGAGCAAGGATGAACGCCATGATAGAGAACAGGAAGCAAGCCATCATCGCCCAGCTTTTCTACATTGGGGAGGAATGCCTGACCCAAGCAAGGAGTGGACACAAGTACTTGAACCAGACAGGCAACCTTTGCAGCTCTATCGGCTACTGCGTCCTCGTGGATGGCGAAATAGTACACGAGGGAGAATGGAAAGCCGTGAATGGAGGCAAGGGCGACGGAACAGAGGGAAAGAAACAAGGCGTAGCTTTTCTTCATGAACTTGCGGCAAAGCAGACAACACAAGGCATTGTTTTTCTGATGGTAGCAGGAATGCCATACGCCCAATACGTCGAAGCCATGAGCCTCGACGTTCTCGATACGAGCGAGCAGATGGCAGAACGCAAAATCAAGGCAATGCTTAACCGATTATTCAAAACGAAGTGACAATGGCAAGCAAAGGAACGACAACAATAGAAATGGACATGTACGCAGCTCTTGAAGAGCTGATGGGAAGTACGATAAGAGGAACATTCTACCCCAGCGAGCTGCGACCTATCGAAGCCAATACCGAAGACGCAGTCCTTACATGTTCAAATGCCACAGCAGGACAGATCCAGGAAGGCAGGGCTAGGCTCAACATATACGTCCCCGACATCAATAACGGAGGAGCGAGCCTGGTACCCGACAAAGCCAGACTGATGGAGCTGGAGGCAATCGACGAACAGGTGCTGCAGACCCTTAATGATTCCTGCACCGCCTACATCTTCGACAAGTTCCAGGCAACGGCTACCATTGCGGTACCAGAGAGGAACGAGCACTTCGTTAACATCGGGATTCATTTTAGATTAGCAACATTTTCATAAACAAGGAGAACAAGCACATGGCAGATTCAAAGAAAATCATCATGGCATGGGGCAAGTGCAAGGTCGAGATTGGCGACACAGGAGAAAACGATGCATTCGCAACTACACTCTTCAACGTCGGCACCATCAAAGACCAGACAACGACCCTCACGTCCAACGATGGCGACCAGCTGCAGATGAAGGCAACAGGAGGCGAAGTCGTGGCGCAGGAAGACCTCGAAGGAACACTCGAGGTGGAGACTACCGTCATCGAGCCAACTGCGGAGCTTTACGAGAAGCTGGGCATTGCAGCCAAGGACGCTGATGGCGAGCAGAAGGTCAAGACCCACATTGTGCCAGGAGACAAATCGATTAAGATTACCCCACACAACAAGGGAGCGAGAGGCATCAAGGCTCCGCTCTGCCGCATCAAGGTAGCACCAGCGATGGACGAGCAGAATGGTAACGCCATCAAGATCACCGCTTCAATCTTCAAGACAACAGGCGTACCAGAGACACCAGCTGTTGTGGACGAAAGCACCCATGAGGTGAAGACCCCAGCAGTTGACAATAACTATTGGTACTCCCGTTTCACAACAAAAGAGGCTTTGAAATAACCCATAATTTCATCCAAGAGCAGGAGGAAGCGACAGAGCCACCCTCCTGCTCTTTCACTTTAATCGCATGGAAGAACAGAAAACATTAGAGCAGCAGGTGGTCGATACCATCCTCCAGCGCAAGACAACCTCCCTGGAGATAGACGGACGCACCTACGAGATACCAGCACCGACACCAGCGACCATAATGCTGGTGAGCGAGGAAACCTCGAAGATGCCGTTAATCAACAAAGAGACGAAGAGCATCTTCCTCGAGACCCTCCGAACCGCCAGGGACTGCAAAGCCATCGGACGCATTGCCGCCATATTGGTGCTCGGAGCCAAGCGCATACGAGAAAACCACCAGGTCGTAATTTCAGAGACGAAGAAATGGAGCTGGCGACATTTCCGATTCACCAAGCACCAGGAGACCATGAGCGAGCTGGACTTTGTAGCAATGCGCATCATGGAGGACATCACGCCAGCAACGCTGAACGAGACCATCACCAAGCGACTCATGGAGATGCAGCTGGGTGATTTTTTCGGGCTTACCACTTCCCTATCCGAAATAAACACGCTGGCGAGAACCAAGGAAGTGGAACAGACAGCCCATGGTCAATAATCATCGGCTGGGCGAAGAACATAGGAGCCACACCAGAGGAGATCCTATACGATTACAGCTACGCCAACCTTTCGCTTTATTCAGCAGCGACACCGCAGTTTGATGATGAGCAACCACCAAAATGGGATGCGAAACTCGACGCAAACAATCCCGATAATTTCACAGATGACGAAGACGAAGAGGAAGTCTTCGTAAAGGAGTATTAAAATGGCAGATTTCGACAACGGAAGAGAAGGATTCTCGATAGGCATAGACGATTCACAGCTCCAGACGGACGCTGAGAAGGTGGTGCAGCAGTTCGACAACATCGGAAGGCGAGCCACACAAGCTGGACAGAAGATAGACTCAGCATTCAATGGGGTCAGCACAGAAGCCCTGCAGCAAGAGACGAAGGCAGCGGAAGATAAAATCCACGACCTCGGCAACGCTACCAAGAGCGAGACCGAGAAGATGGACGCAAGCCTCAAAAAGATTGCTGCAGGAATTGGTGCGTACTTTTCAATCCAGCAGCTAACCCAATTCGAGAGCAAGGTCATCAGCATACGAAGCGAGATGGAAAGCCTGCAGACCTCCTTCAAGACCCTCGCAGGAGAGCAGATCGGTGGCGAGCTTTTCGAGCAGATAAAGGAATACGAACTCCGCACCCCAATGATTATGCAAGACCTCGCATCAGGAGCGCAGACCATGCTCGCCTTCAACATTCCTGCCCAGGACGTTATGCTGCACTTGAAAGCCATTGGCGACATTTCCATGGGCGACAGCGAGAAGTTCAAGAGCCTCACCCTTGCCTTCTCCCAGATGAGTGCAACAGGCAAGCTCATGGGACAGGACTTATTGCAGATGATTAATGCAGGCTTCAACCCATTGCAGGTGATTAGCGAGCAGACAGGCAAGAGCATCGGACAGCTGAAGGAGGAAATGGAGAAAGGCGCAATCTCCACCAAGATGGTGCAAGATGCGTTCCACGCAGCAGCCAGCGAGGGAGGTCAGTTCAACGGAATGCTCGAAGCACAGAGCAAGACCTTGAAGGGAGCGATATCCAACCTTGAAGGAGCCTGGCAGTACATGCTCAACGACATAGGCGAAGCCCAGGAAGGAGTCATCGTAGGCAGCATCGACATGGCACAGAAGATAATCGCCAACTACCAGCAGGTAGGACAGATCATCATGGGCTTGATTACCACATACGGAATCTACAAGGCAGCGGTGGTTACTGCCATTGCAGCCGAGAAGCTCCACATCGAGACGCTGACCATCGCCAAGGTGCGAATTGCCGTCGTAGAGAAGGTACAAGCCGCCCTCAACGCAACGATGCTCGCCAACCCATACGTAGCAGCAGCCACCGCCCTCGGTGTATTGGTCGGTGTATTGGTAGCCTGCCACGACAGCACCACGGCAGAAGAAAAGGCGCAAGCAGACCTCAATGCAACCATGGAGACCGCAAGACAAAAGCAGCAGGAATACAACGAAGAGACCGACCGAGCCATCGAGAGAGCGCAGCAGGACGAGGATGCAACCCACGGACGCAGGAAGGCAATGAATCTGCTTATTCAGCGATATCCAGCCATCATAAAAAAATACATAGACGAAGAAGGACACCTCCGTGACATATTAAAACTAAAGAGAGAGATTGCAGCACAGGATGGACTTAACAGAGTACGGAGCCTCCGAACAGAAAAGAACGACTCAGACAGAGCCACACGAGCCTTCAAGCTGCAACAGCAGGCAAGAAACAAGGCTATCAGTGCAGGAATGGGAGCCAGCCAATACAGGCAGTTCTTAACAGGCTCGCAGCAAGCCGAGGTGGACTGGGCGAATAAATGGTACGAAAACAGACGAGGGATCAAATGGTATAGCCCACACAAAGGAACCATCGAGGAACGAATTAAATATGCACAAGATTCTGCGGTCGGAGCCAACAAGAACGTAGCCAGGGAGCTGACAACGCAGAATGCGGACAAATTCGCTGAGACATTCAAGGACATGACGAAGCACCAGCTGCAGCAGGTCATTAACACGCTCACCAAAGGCAAGAGGACAGGCAAGAACGTCCGCTTCAACTTGAAGGGTCTCGGCAATTACGCATACAGCCAAAGCGATATCCTGTCCATGCTTACCAAGGCACAGGGAATCGCAGCAGCAAGAACCAGGTCAAAGACCACATACAATAAATCAGATTGGGAGAAGCAGCAGAAGGAGGCACAAGCCAAGCTCGACCAGATGGCAGACAGCCAGAAGGGAAGCAAGGAGTGGAACCAGCAGGTCTCGCTCGTTAAGGAAGCGCAAGACCACATCGCCAGCAGAACCGCCTCCACGCACCAATCTAGAACCACGGCAGCGCATAAGCAGCAGACAGAAGCCGAGAAAGCAGCCAAGGAGCAAGCCAAGGCTAACGAGAAGACGGCAGAGGAAAACTACAAATACAGACAGCAGCAGGAACAGCAGCAGAAAGCCAACCAGCTGCTCCAGGCACAAGCCATAGTGGATGCCATGCAGGAGGGAGAGGCGAAGAAGCTCGCCCAGCTCGACCTCAACTACAAGAAAGAGAAAGAAGCCATCGACAAGGAGGAACAATCGCTCCTCCAGGCAAAGATAGACCATGCAAAGAACCTATGGGATGCAGATCCAAAGCATGAGAAGCAGGGCTTCTACGCAACAGGACAGCAGAAGGCTATCAAGCTAACCGATGAGGAAAAGGCTGGCATCACCGCCAAGAAACAATCGCTGGACGCTACGACGACCCAGCAGAGGAGCGAGCTCATCAAGGCATTGCTCGACAAATACGATGACGAGAACGAGAAGGCAGAGAAGACACGCAAGGCTATCACGGACGACATCGCCCAGCTTACAAAGCTGAGAGATGAAGCCGAGAAGCTGGGACAGAACGATATCGCCAAGAACTACGAGCATAAGAGACAGCAGGCAGCGCAAGCACTGGAGGAGAACATACAAAGCGTTTACCTCGAGGAGCTGAAAAAATCCATTGATTGGGATGCAGTATTCAACAACCTCGACCGACAGACCACCGAACAGCTGAAGGCAACGAGAGACAAGCTCACCTCATACAAGAACAGCAAGGAATACCAGCAGGCGACACCAGAAAACAAGAAAGTAGTCTCCACGGCAATAGACCAGCTCAACGATGCCATCATCAAGGGGAGCGGAATATTCGGCAACCTGGCAGAGAACTGCAAGGCATACGAGAAAGCCAGCGAGCGATACACCACCGCCCTGCAAGAGCTGAACATCGCCCTATCGGAGTTTGATGACATCGAGGACAGCGACGCACCAGAAGAGGCGAAGGAGGCTGCGAAAAAGAAGGTCGAGGCTGCACAGAAGAAGGCAGACGATGCGAAGAAAGACAAGGACACCAGCAAGGTGAACCGAGACAAGAGCTTCGATACCACCACGGACAACCTCATCCAGCTATCGCAGGCAATAACCCAGCTGGGCAGCACCAGCGAGATGAGCCTTTCAGAACTTGGCAACGTCGCAAGCAACGTCGCAAACGTATTCGGAGAGGCAGGCTCGAAGATAGGAGGCATCATCGGTGCCATCCTTTCATTGCTTGATGCAATACAAAAGCAGGGACTCTTCAAGTTCGTAGGTAACGTTTTTCAATCAGCATTCGGAGCGGTCGGTGGAGTTTTCCGAAGCCTTACAGGAAGCAAGCTATTCGGTACCGACACCAGCATCGAGGACACCATCAGCGACCTGACCCAATCCAACCAAGACCTGGAATCAGCCGTAACAAGGCTGACTGAGGTCATGAAAGACAAGGCAGGACAGGAAGCAACCGACACCTACCAGCGAGCGAAGAAGAACCTTGAAGATGCCACCGCCAACAAGCAGCAGATCCTGCGAGATACAGGTGGCGCATCCAGCAACGGATTCATCGGCATAGGAGGAAAACACTCTTCTAATAAACACATAAACGATTCAATGAGCTCCGCTGATTGGCAGCGAATCAGCCAAATCACAGGAGAGAACGTCCGCTCAGCCTCGGACTTCTGGAACCTTACCAGCGAGCAGATGGCGAAGGTGGCAGACGAAGCGACAGACCTCTGGTCTAAGATTAAGAATGCCAGCAACGATGGATACAAGAGCAACGCCAGCAACATGGATGAGTACATCGAGTATTACAAGAAACTCATCGACTTGCAGAATGACTACAACGAGGCAGTGACGAACCTATCCTTCGACAACACCAGGGACGGATTGAAAGAGCTGCTGAGTGACACCACCAAGGGCGTGAAGGATGCAACCAAGAAGGTCAAGGAATACATGGAAGAAGCAGTTCTTACATACATCACAAAGACCACCCTCGCCAAGGATATGCAGGATTGGTACACGCAGTTTGCAAGCGCAATGGCAGACGGCAAGCTCGACCAAAGCGAAAAAACTGACCTCCAAAAGAAATACGAGGAAGCATACCGTAAGGGAGAGCAGGCAAGAGACAATGCCTACGCTGCCGCAGGAATCGACCCAAAGGAAGACTACACGCAGAGCAGCACCAGCGCAACTCTCAGCGGTGCGACGCAAGACCAGCAGGACGAGACAAACGGCAGACTTACCAGCATACAGAACAGCCTGTCCATTGTTGCAGATGCCGTCCAGCAGCAAGTGGAGAACAACGCCATCATTGCCAACAGCGCAGCCATTATCCGCAGCAACATGGACGACATGATGGAGATGCAGATCCAAGCCGTCGGGTACCTGGAGAAGATAGAGCGACACACCAGCGAGCTGCCATCGATGAACCAGAAGCTGGAGAAGATAAGAAAGAACACCGAAAAGTTATAAGGAGACAGAGGCATGAACAGAAAAGGCGAACTTTTCATCAACGACATGGACGCATTCGGCATGTGGGGCGTTTGCTTAAGCGACTCCTCCCTTTGCTCCCTGGTAGAGCCAGAGCCGCTGAAGGATGCGGTCAGCAACAAATCCTCCACAGAGGACGGAAAGCAGATACGCAAGGAGGCGAAGCCAAAGGTGGACGAACGTGATATCACACTATTCGTCCAGCTTTACGCAACCAGCAGGGACGACATGTTCAAGAAGCTCATCGCATTTAAGAAGGAATTGAAGAAGCGACGCATCAACATCAGAACCAAGTACGAGAAGGACGTGGTGTACAGGTGCGATTACAAGAGCTGCAAGCAATTCAAATCATATTTCAAGGGAATGGCGACATTCAGCCTCACGCTGAACGAACCGAACCCAGCCAACAGAGGAACCAAAGATTCAGACGATTATGAAGGTACAGCTTTATAACAGGGCGCAAGTCAAGGCATACACCATCCCTGTAGGCAGCGGAAGCACCTACACATGGAAGAAGCAGGAGGAGGAGTACATCACCGTGAACTTCTCCAGCGAATCCGTCCTGGCATTGAAGAAGGGATTCTACACCAACATAGAAAGCCTCGGACGATTTGAGGTCGTGGACTTGCCTACACCAACCAAGGCAAGCAAGGATATCGGCTACGAATACGAGCTGCGCCTAGACCGCCCATGGTATAAGTTCAAGAACCGCATCATCTTCTTCAGAAGAGGAAGCGTGAACGGAATGGAAGCCAAATGGAGCCTTACGGACACCCTACAGGCGCACGCAGGCATTCTGACGGACAACCTAGCCAACATCGGCTACACCTACGCAGGGAAGGAATACCTCGTTTATATCCACGATGACGTACAGAAGAGGGACGAGGCGAAGCTGATAGCATACGACAGCACCACCCTGCTATCGGCACTCGACAAGATAGCCGAAGCGTTCGAGACAGAATGGTGGATAACCGAGAATACAATCCATTTCGGCAGATGCGAGCAGGGACAGACAATAACGCTGGAACAGGGCAAGGAGCTGAACGGACTGAGCAGAAGCGAGGACAGCGAGGAGCATGGCACTCGCCTCTACGCATTCGGATCAAGCCGCAACCTCAACCAGAACTACAGGCGCAAGCTGAAGAACCCATTCACGATAGACGGATTCCATAGACTATACGGCACAAAGGTAAGATTCACGACCAACAAGCCGAAGAACTTCTTCAGCGAGAAGAGACGCATCAAAATAACCAGCTACAGCAAGTACGAAGGGCAGACGTTCACATTCAAGGTCGTAAGCGGTTCATACACCAACCCAGCAGCAGGACAGACGGTGTCCTGGAATAACCCAGTCTTCGAGATTGAGGTGGGCAGCATTGTAGATGCAATCGGCTTTCAGAACGGAACAGGCGTTCAGTTCATCATCGGAGACGAAACAGGTGGGCAGACAGAGGACAGCAAGACTACGATGGTGAAGGTTGAGCGAGACAGCTACCCTATTTTCAGTTTCAAGGACTTGCAGCTTCAGAAGAAAGCAATCACCCCAAACACCAGGGTGACGCTGGCAGACAAGACGGAGACAGGTATCGAGTTCGTCGGCATAAACTCCGACGGAACAGACAACGTGAACCAAGGCAGGGACTGCTACGCATTAACAGAAAAGACCAAGCAGCTGGCAGGAAGCAGCCAGCAGGTCACCCTCTCCCATCTTGCCATGGCATACGTCAGCAAGCTCTACACGGAGCCGATAGACGGACAGAGCGAGGTAGCGATACAAGGCGTCAGCGACACCATCCTACAGCTGCCAATCGGAACCCCATACATCGACAGCGACGTGAACCTGGATCCAGACGACATCACGGACATCGTAAAGACATACGAGGACATCTACCCAAGGGCACTGCTTACCATTACGGAGGTCACGGAGATAGCAGCCAAGACCACCGACACGGACACAGGCAACGTGACCTATTGGACAGCATACCGATTCAAGGCGAAGCTCCAGGACGGCTCACCATTCGTATTCGACAGCATCTACGAGACGCAGGAAGAAAACAAGCCGCTGAGCATCCATTTCGAGAGCGGTAAGCTGAACGGCATGGACTTCGAGGTACACTTCAACCCAGATGCAGACACCGACGACAAACAGCTCTTCGAGATTACCAGGAACGACACCTACACCCTAGAGCTGCCGAACGAGACAATGAAGCCAGCCGTAGGAGACACGCTCTACATGTACAACATGGACATTACCTTCATCGATGACGAATTGGTGGAGGCAGCGGAAATGGAACTGAAGGCAGAAGCCGAGAAGGACATGAAGAAGATGAAGGTGGACAGCGGTACCTACACAGGAACCAAGAACCCCGTCCTTTTCGGACAGAAGGGAATCGAGCTGACATACGGCAGCAAGGTGAAGCTCGTAGCACCAGAGTACTTCGATAAAGAAGACCACGCAAGGGAAAGCCGAATCATCGGATGGGAGCTAGACCTTGAAGACTTGACGCAGGGCGAATACACCATAGGCGAGAGCAAGCATTCAAGCAGGAGCGATACACTTGCAAGCACCGTGGACGAAATCGTGTACTACAACAACCAGCTGCAGAACACCACCGCCCAGGGCAACCTGCCTGCATACGACAAGCTCATCACGGAGCTGCAGAATAAGATGCAATTCCTGGAAAAGCGGATGGACACCAAGCTGAGCAAGGTCTTCGAGGACACCGCCCAGCAGCTCATCACCCTATACAAGGGCATGACGATCGGTGAATTCGTGAGCGGACAATTCGGCAAGGGAGGACACATCGACCAGATGGGAAGGGCAGAACTTCATAGCCTCACGCTCCGAGATTTCCTAGAGGCTCCCGAATTAAGATGCAACCGAGTGACAATTCAGATAGGCAACCGCTGGAGGGCAGCAGGAGGAGGCATCATCAAGGAGGTGATACCAGACACCGATAGCGACGGAAACCAGCTGGCAACAGGAACCATCGTCCTCCACCTCCAGGACGGAGAGATAGGAAAGATTGCCGTTGATGACATATGCCAGGGCATCTGGCATGAGGGGATGAACATCGAGGACAACGAGAGCGACGACTACGACGATGGCATCGGCAACTTCAAGTTTGCAGGATTCTATACCGCATACTTCCGAATCACAGAAATCATAGACACCACCCACAACAGCAGGGTGCGCTACGCATTGCGTCCGACAAGCGATACCTGGAAGACGCAGCATCACCCACACGAGGCGATGCACTTTGTGGCATACGGCAACTTCAGCGACACCACGAGACAGAAGAGCCGCTACAGCACGCTGACATACGAGCGGTACCTGACGGACGTGAACAATTGGGAATTCAGCAAGGACATGATAGCCGCCCAATTCGGAGACTTGACGAATCTGAACATTTTCGGCTTCAATATGAAGGGCTACTCCGCTTACCTTAACAACATCTACATGAGCGGTACGATAGAGCAGTTCGAGAACATGGGCAGGAAGATGTACATAGACCAGAGCCTGGACGGACACATGGCAGCGGATGAAACGGAGACCGTCACGATTCAGATCCTGGACGGATACATGCAAGACCACACGTCCGAATACAGCTTCAAGGTGGAGCGAGATACAGGAGACACGGCATCCGATGCCGTCTGGAACGCCAAGCCCGAGCACCTAAACTGCGGCTCATCGTTTAAGATTTCGTTTTCAGATTTGCACATCAACCCGAACCACAGCGGAATCAGCACCCAATTTTACGTTATAGCAGACGACGGAAAAGACACTCCGATAACGGAGCCATTAGAATATTAATTTTTAAAGCAGAGGAGAAACAGAATGGCAAACAAAAAGAGGACATTCCAATCTGAGCGCAAGCACACAAGGCTCGACTTTTCGCCATTGAATCTGACATGCGAGCTGGTCTGCATCACGCCAGACGCACCGACGGCACAGACAGCCAACACTGCGCTGGGGCAATACGAGCCAGACCGCTCGATTACCCCGACAATCATCAGACCGCAGACGACGGTCAATGACCCCGACGGAATCTTCACGTCGGGAATCAACAACAGGAACCTTGCAAGCGACCAGCACGCATGGTTTGTGAATTCCACACCAATCGCCAAGGTTTGGAAAGAGGGAACAGACTACGAGATCATCAAGGACAATACGGATGACAACGGCAGTTTGAAGGTGATGCGAAACATTACACCAGGAGAGATGGCGGCACTTTCGTACACGGGCATGTTCTACGATTTCCGAACAGGAACGAACAATTCGGTGAGCGGAAGCGGAATGGCACTCACCACGACAGACAAGGGAGGAAACAAGCTGGCATGCTGCGTAGATTGCGAACAGCTCATCTACGACCCACTGAAGGATGAGCTCCTCCTTTACGAATACCTGGTAGCGGAAGGCATCGAGACAGCAGGGCAACGAGCCAAGTTCGTGAACGGAAAAAGCTACGAGCGAACCGTGACCATTACGCTCACCCAGGGAGACGCTACGCTGACGAAGCTGCCAGCAGGAATCACGATGCGCCTCGTGGAGCGAGGAAAGACGGCTGCACTTGCAGCAGGAACGCTCCAGCACCCAGAAATCAAATCGATAGCATATCCGACAATCGGATTCGATATGCGATTCACATGGGAGAAGGAGTTCGAGGTTCAGTTTGTCGATGCCAAGGGCAACGTGAAGACCAGCACAGGCATCACTCTCATTCGAGACATGAGCCTGCTCACGCAACACGACGTGGCGAGAGGCAACGATGTAGTCCCAGGACAGCAACGCTACGTCAACCATGGAATCTTTGCAGCAGGAAGCCAGCTCATCCAATATCCAGAGCTGTACTACAACATTCAATGGTGGACACAGGCGAGAGTTTATAACGCCACCAGCAAGGCGTATCAGTTTGCAGATAAAATCTACAGACAGACAGGCGAAAAGATGGAGTGCAGCGTTGATTCATTGGGCATCGGCTACGAGAAGAACCTTAGCTGGTTTGATGTTTCGATGGACATCGAGGAACGAGAGCCAGCAGCGATTCTGACAAGCGAGAACGCAAACATCGTCCTCACGGACGAGAAAGGTAAGGTTTTAATTTTTTAGCTTATGAGATACGCAATTGTAGAGACAAGCAAGGCAGAAGCCAAAGGGCTGAAAGCCAAGCTCCATCGAACGAACAACACTGGTTCGAAGATGGCAGTGAACGAGAACGAATTGCTGAAGGTGAACGAGAACCCCGAGACAGCAGCAGCAGAGCTCGGAGGAAAACTACAGGAACTGCAGGAAGTCAAGAATGAACTTAATAAATGGGACGAATAAAAAATGGGAAACAAGATTAAAGGAGCGTTCACGGTGCGCTTCATCAGAACAGGCGACCAGATCTACGTCAGCAAATCCATCGTGAAGTTTGACAAGGCAGGAGCGGAAAGCGGAGGCTCGCTCTTCCAGGCAATCGACCCGACAAACGGAACATTGTCCGTCAATTGGAAGACCGACATCTACAACCAGCCAGCCTTGAAGGTGGGCATCAAGAGTGCAATCGGCAACCCTGTAACGATTACAGGCATCAAATGGACGTACCGAGGCACGGAGCTGACATTCAACACCAGCGCAGCTACCACAGGCAACTACACAGGCTGGAACCTGTCAACAGATGGCAAGTTTGCCAAGAAGGAGGTGGACGGCTACTGCTACCTGCGACTGATTGACAACGCAGCAAGCACCACCATCATCTCGAACCAAATCATCGGATATGAAATCAGCTACAAATCCAACAACGTCCGAGACTCCATCGCAGGAACGGAGGATGTGCTGATTCAGCAGGCAGGAGCAGACAGCTACAGCATCAACATCACGACAAGCCGAAGCACGCTGAATGCGACAGACAAGAGCACCACGCTGACCGCAACATACCTGTACGGTACGAAGCCAATCAGCGATGAGGAATTCGCAAAGAATTGGAAGCTGGAGTGGTATAAGGATTTCGTCCTCATGAGCGGACAGAACGGAAAGACCATCACCGTAACGAGAAGCGACGTAGATGGCAGCTCCGTATTCAGCGTCAAGCTCCTGCACAAGGAAGGCGATAACTGGGTCGCCAAAGCCGTCGATGCGCAACGAGTAACGGACGATTCAGACGAATGGATCATCGACTCAAACCCTGACGGAGCGAACCCCGACGCTATTTCAAAGACAAGCAACGCAAAGTTTGTCCTTTCGCTTAAGCAGAACGGAGTGAAATACACAGGAACCATAACATGGGGATGGGAAGTGTACAATGCGCTCAACGTAAAGACCTACACAGGCTCGGGAGCAAATGTAACGCTGACAGCAGAAATGGCGAAATGCGTACCAGACGCAAGCAACCAGGACAAAAATTATTATTCAGATGTAGCCTACGAAGTGACTGCATCAATCTCATAACATTTAAAAAGGAGAATAGATATGGCAGACGTACAATATCAGAAAGTAACAGAATTCGGTACCACAACCGCTTTGAACGGAAGCGACTACGTGTTTGTAATCGCAGGAGGAACACCGAAAAGAATCACGCTCGACAACCTGCGAGCAATGATGGAAGAGAACCAGCAGCAGTTCTTAGATGAGAACGCATTCTGGATTGAAGAGAACACAGCATCAAGCAGGGGATCCGCATACTGCGAGACAGGAGGCAACAGCCTCATGCGCCAGATTTGGCTGTCGAAGATTACGGCAATCCTCATGACACCAGACGGACACTTCACCCGTCTGAACCCGAACGACCACCGCTACACAGCAGACGGAGACCAGGTCGTGAAGGACGGAGCCGTGGTAGCAGCATACAAGAATGCCGATTGGTTCGGTATGCTCGATGGCGGTTATTGGAACTACCTCCAGGAGGTGACAATCGGAGGAGTTAAGCACATCCGACACCACATATCGCTCACACCGCTGCCAGGTGGCTGGTTTACCAAGAACGTCCCTGTCGGCATGTTCAAGTGCACCATTCAGAACGGACAGATGCGAAGCATTCCGTTTGTGGTTCCGAGCGGAGGCAGCAACATTAATCAGTTCTTCAACTACGCCCAGGCACGAAGCAAGAACCATGGACTAGCAGGCGAGCCGTTCAGAAACCTGCTCCTGCAGTACATCATGGCGAAATACGGGTACCGAGACATTCAGAACCTCACGGCATCCGATGGTACCAAGATTTTCGGCTGCGGTCTTGACGGAACTGAGAAGAGCGCAACTTCAACATTAGCGGACGGATTCGCAAGACAGAAGAACATCAAGACAGGCGCATGCCTGGCATTGGGCTACAGCGACGGAAAGGTCGCTGTCAAGGACGCAGACAACTTCACATGCCACAGCGTAAATGTTGGCGTTTGGGGTGACCCATACGGTCAATATTGGGAAATGGACGGACACCTTTGCTCGGTAGGAAGCGACGTTTATCAATGGGACGACAACTTCATGCCTACAGGCAAACCGACGGCGGACACCTTCAAAGCTATCAAGTACAACAAGCTGACCCGAGCAACAACCGACGGACTCCAGAACGTAGATATCAACCTCATCACCACGAAGGGAGCGCAGCACATGAGCTACGTACCGCTCAAGGCGCATACAGGCATCAGCTATGGAGATAACTATTGGTACAACGCAGAGGGACAGCTGTGGCTTGGTGGCGGCTCCTCGAACTACGGTGCGAATTGCGGTCTCGCTTCTGCGACCTCGAACAACGCCTGGTCGTATGCGCATGCGGACTTCTCGTCTCGGCTTGATTACCATGGCGACCTTAAAGAGGTCACCTCTGCCGAGCTGAAGAGACTCCTGGCATCTTAAAAAGGAGCAGGAAACTCAGCGAGAAAGACATTTTAAAAAGGGGGCGTGGGGGATTCCCCCCACCCTTCAAATTTAGCCAAGAAAAAAAATATAGACAAACCCCTCGCCCAGCTCGTGGCGAGGTAGGCAAAAGGGAAGGACAGCTGTGGATTGGTGGCGGCAACTCGAACAACGGTGCGAATTGCGGTCTCGCTTATGCGAACTCGAACAACGCCTGGTCGAATGCGAATGCGAACATCTCGGCTCGAATTACTTCAACGTTTACGTAACAATAAACGACAACCATAAGGACATCGGTACTGCGTCATGGGAAAATGTCCGCCTTTCCCGAGCCTCGGCAGCTGGTGCATAAGTATAGCCAGTGTTCAGCCGAAACAAATCGAACTTGCGCAGGCAACGCCCAGCGACCTGCCAGTGGTGTTAGTAAATCCGACCAAAAGGGTCGGAAGTTGAAAGCTCTGCACAGAGTGAAGCAAGCCCAACGAGAACAAAGAACGAGCACGACTTGAAAAAAGAAAATTATGCCGAAGAGACAGGGTTACATATATGATTGCACCTGGCAATGGGACACCTTGAAGGAAGCGGACAGGGTCTCGACAAGGCGCAAGAAGAACTACGGAGTGAAGAAGCACAAGAAGCAATGGTTGAAAGACCTTGTGGAAGTTCAACAGCTCATCATCGACCGAAAGATCAAGACGGACGAATACAAGCACATGAAGCTGAAGAACGGAAAGAAGGAACGAGACATCAGCAAGCTGAACTTCCACCCGAACCACGAATGGCATCAGAGCCTCGTCTTAGTAAGCCACGACAGAATAGAGCGCACGTTGATTTCACACACTTATGCGTCAAGAATCGGCTACGGACAGATAGCAGCTGCGCTTCAAGTCAAGAGATGGCTAAGAGAGAACAGAGAAGAATGCAGATGGTTCGCCCAGGGCGACATTTGCCATTATTACGCTAACATATTGCATGCATTGCTGAGACAGAACCTGGAGCACATCTTCAAGGATAAAGAGTTCATCGACGCATACATGGAGCCGTTCGAGAGATTCACCGATGACGAGAAAGGGATACCGCTAGGCATTCGACCAAGCCAGGACAGCGGAAACCTCGCCCTCACGAGATTCGACAGGTTCCTAAAGGAAGTAGCCAAGGCACACCTTTACATCCGATACCTTGACGATTTCGTCATATTCGGCAAGACGAAGGGCGAGGTCAAGAGAAAGATGAAAATGGCAACAGCCTTTTTGAAGGAGCTGGGCTTCGAGGCGCATAAGCCGAAGATACGTCCGATTAGCGAAGGCTTGGACTTCCTCGGTTTCGTTTACTACGAAGGAGGCGACATGTTCTGGAGGAAGAGCGACAAGGTGCGCTGGCTCAAACGAAGAGCAAAAGTTACCAACAAGCGCAGGCTCCACGAAATCGATGCAGCAGCATGGGGAATGATAAAATGGGGAAACCGACATTGCAAAAGATTATTTAAAATGGAAACAGGAATAAATTTATCAGACTTAGGCATCAAGATGCCCGAGAAAAAAGACAAGAACGGAAAGCGAATCATCGACGCACCGAAGATAACGACAGCCGTCATCCTTAACAAGGAGATAGAGGTCGTCGATTGGGTGCGAGACGTTGAGACATCATACGGCAAGGGACGATACGCATTAGAGATTGAATTCTACGGAGGCAAGAACAAACTCATCGTCAACAGCCCGAGCATGAAACAGCTCATCGATGCGTTCGAGCAGGCACGAGTGACAAGATTCAAGGCAGTGGTCATCGACAAAGGAGGCTCGCACTTCGAGTTCAGCCAGGTTAAGATTCTCGAGATTGACAAGAGACCTGTCGCCAAGACAGAGGATGGCAAGCTGATATACACAGACACAAACGAGGTCGTAGATCTCACCAAGTTCAACAATAAAAAAGAGGAGACAAAGCAATGAAACAGAAGTACGGTAACATCAGAAGAGTGTTCATGACAGAGCAGCCAGCGATTTATGACAAGCAGACTCGCATCGCATACATGGACTTCCAGAAGGACTCGCAGGTACAGACAACCGCCAACAGCGAGACCAGCACACGCACATCATCCAAGAGCAGCAAGGCGAAGGATGAACAGACAACCATCGATGGCTTCAGCGGTTTTGTAATTCAGACCGATGGCATCATGGACTACGCCCACATCAAGAGCCAGCTCGTAGAGGCAGCGTTCCCACAGAAAGAGGAGCATGCCCTGGCATTCAACACCATCGATGCGCTGATGAAGAAGGTAGATGGAGAGAAACTGACAGCAGAGGAGCAGGCAGACATTGCAAGTTACAAGGAATTCGCAGAATACCGCAGCCTTTGCGCTAACTGCGCAAAGGCAATTATTACAACATTGAGCACATTCTAAATAGAAGGAGAAAGACCCACCATGCAGAAAAAGCGAACATTCAAGGCAGCATTCACCTGTAGGTGGGCTCCTTCAGACGGCAAGGACGGACAGAACGGACAGAACGGAAATGACGGTGTCGGCATCAAAACTGCCGACGTCGTCTTCAAGCTGAGCACCAGCGACACACAGCAGCCAGACAATGCAGGCTGGGTCACCCTTTTCTCCCAATTGCAGCTGAAGGAGCGAACCTACGTATGGAGCTGCACCAGGATAGAACTGACCAACGGAACCACGACATATACAGGTAAGCAATGCCTAGGTTCAAGCAAGGACTTCGTAACAATCACCGAGCAATATGCCGTGGGCAACAGCCCAACCACAGCACCAACGAGCGGATGGGGAACCACCTACACGCCAACCAAGGAGCTATGGTTGTGGACACGCAACAGGATGGAATGGAAGAACGGAACCTATACCTACAGCACGCCTTTGTGCGTTAGCTACTTTAGCAAGGACGGAGACCCTGGAATGCCAGGTGCAGGAGGAGCTGACGGAAACGGCATCAGTTCACAGACAACATACTTCATCGCAACAGACAAGATGAAGGTCGCCTCCTATTCCTCCGTTACAGGCTGGAGCACCACCTTTCCAACGGCAACAGAACAGAAGCCATACGTATGGAAATGCGTGAAGACGACATACACCAAGAGCGGAACAACCTACTCCACCCCAGAGCTTATAACGACCTACCACAGCGGAGACAACGCCAACATCATCGACAACGCAGCCTTCACCAGCGCAGACAACATGACGGCATGGACACTCCAGAGCCAATACGAGGCATTAAGCGGAAAGGAGGTGCCAAGCGACAAGGGAGCAATTGACCCAACCAACAAGAAGGACAACCGCAACTCCTACCATGACACCTGCAAGGCTACAGGAGCAACCATTACAATGAAGGAGGTGCTGCGGCAAGTCATCCATAAGCCAGGAACAATAAACAAGCTGGCAGCAGGGCAATGGTACACGTTCAGTTTTTGGGCGAAGGGAAGGCAAAAAGTTATCCCGATTAACGAGACAAGCAGCAGCTACGGATTTGCAACAAGAGACCTGTACCTCGTCGCAGGACGAACCTACAACATCACCATCGTGGGCAAATGCAGCCAGGATGCCGTAAACAACGGCAAGGAGCTACGAACATACATCTACAAAAGCGATTGGAGCGAAAGCGCATATACATCCACCGACTCCACCATCGTAACAGGCATACGGATGACCTTCACGCCTAAGACAACAGGCGAATACAAGCTGAATAGCTACATGTACAACCAAGACTACCCTCGAACAGGCACGGTCACGGTGTACCAATACGAGATAACTGACGGACTCGACCTCACCACATACATCTATCCGACAGCGGTGGACACGAACACCAAGATGATTGTGGACGGAACCGAGAAAGCAGCAACGCCATCAGACCTGGGAGTCACATGGGGACTAACAAGCGAATGGAAGAGGCATACGGTAACATTCAAGACCAAGGAATCCATGAACAGCGACGAACAGGCTGTCCTGTTCAGATTGCCGCCGACACCGAACGAAGAGGCGTACCGAGAGGTATGGATCTGCATGCCGAAGCTGGAGAGCGGAATGTTCGCCACAGGCTTTGTGGACGGAATCGATGACCTGCGAGGAATACCAGGACTCATCGAGAGGACGAGTGAATGGGCAGCAGGTGTCGAGTTCCACAACGACGAGAACCTGACAGGAGGCATCCGATACCTTGACTTGGTGACCGTCACCGACAACACGACAGGTAAATTCGAGCTTTACCAATGCAGGGTGACACATACGTCCACAGCAGCGAACGCACCGAGCGACAACAGCGCAGAATGGCTAAAGCTGAACCAGATGCGACCAATCTACACGCCACTCATCGTGGCGAAGAATGCCGTCCTCCGCTTTTCGCAGACAAACCGAATCCTCATAACCAACAGCAAAGACAAGGTTCAAGGCTGCTTCGGAGGTGTCGAAGACGAAGTAAACGGCTACCCTTTGTGGATTGGAGCGATTACTGCAGCAGACGCAAAGTTCAGAGTGAAGTACGGAGGAGATTTGTACGCCAAGGATGCCAGTATCGAAGGTCGAATTACTATCGGAGAATTATACTACACAGAAGGCAAGACAGATAGCAATGGCATATACCGAGGATGCGTAATAAGAACAGGAACTTACAAGCTACCAAAACTTGCACAAGGCGAATACAAAGTCTTGAAAATCGCAAACATTAAGATAACAAGACTTGGATTAATTTTGAGATTAAATGGAGAGGATGGTACCGTAGGATTTCTTGATGAAGGGAAAGAAACCATAGATGAGGTACAAGCATCACTCACATTAGATCCACCTTCAATAGGAGAAGTTGTAGGCTTTGGTATAGGAAAAGGATTAAAATACGAAACGATTTGGAAACTTAAATATTAAAAGGAGAACAGAACGATGAAAATTAATTTTGAAAGAGTGGAGGTTTTCACGAACCTCGCCAAGACCAAGGCAGCGGTCATCGACATCAAGGAAGGATTCGCAGACGCAATCTACACCCAGGGACAGGGCATCGCCTGCCACGCCCTAGCCATGAAGATTTACAACTCCCATGGGGAGGAGGAGTACAGCGACAAGGAAGCCGAGCTCATCAGCAGATGCTCCGAGCTTTGCACCCCAGCAGTGATGGACGGCATCCAAGCAGCCATCACAAAGGGCAGAGAGAAGGAGGAGCAGGCATGAGCGCAGAAATTCTTCAAGCAATAGCGACCGCCCTCGTTACCATTTTGGGCTGCTTCATGTTCTACGACAGCAAGAAGCGAACCGAGGCTGCGAAGGCATCGCAGGAGGAAGCCAAGGCGACAGCTCAATATGCAAGCGGATGGAAAGACCTCTGCGAGCGCAAGGACAGCGAGCTGAAAGCCAAGGACGAGAAGATAGACAGCCTCTACGATGTCCTAAACCAGCACCGAGCAAGCGAGGATAAGCTGAAGGACGAGAACATGGAGCTCCGTCTGCAACTCCAGGAGGCAAGCTGGAACAGATGCATCCGCAACGGATGCGAGCGGAGAAGCCCACCACGCAAGAGAGAACAGGAAAAGGAGAACTACACAGACAGAACAGACGAAGAAGGCGTATGAGACTTACAACATATTTAATGAAGCTCATCCAAACCAACAGCGGAGCATCCAGCAAGGCATTCTTTTTGGTAAGCGTGACCATCATCGGATGCCTCCTGCTGTTGACAATAGGATTCGTCCTGCTTTACGAGGTGCTCACCACGAACACCATCCACACCGACCTCATGGGCATTGCTGCAGTAATCGGTGCGATTGGCTCACTTTTCGCAACAGCAGGCATAACAAAAGCATTCGGGGAGAGAAACGAGCCAACCTCCCCAAGTAACAAACAATCCAAAACGGAGGAATAAGCAATGGCAGAAGTAGAGAAATTCGCACCTTTCGTCCTTAAATGGGAAGGAGGTGCCAAGTACACGAACAACAAGCACGACAGAGGTGGAGCCACCAAGTACGGAATCACCATCGCCACCTGGCGTACCGTAGGGTACGATAAGAACGGAGACGGCAAGATAGACGAGAAGGACGTGAAGCTCCTCGACGAGGAGGACTTCAAGATGGTGCTCAAGCGCAACTTCTGGGACACCTGGAAGGCAGACCAAATCAAAGACCAGAAGGTAGCAGAGAGCCTTGTCGATTGGGTCTGGAACAGCGGAAAATGGGGAATCATCAAACCGCAGCAGCTCCTGGGAGTGAAGGCAGACGGCATCGTCGGAGCGAAGACCCTGGCAGCAGTCAACAACTACCCGAACCAACGCCAGCTCTTCGAGGCTTTGAAGAACGCACGCAAGGCGTACATCAACAAGCTGATTAAGGCAGACCCAAGCCAGATTGTTAACAAGAAGGGCTGGTTCAACAGAATCAACGATTTAAAATATGAGGATTAACAACATGACGAAAGAACGAAAGACAAGCATCCTCGCCCTGATCATCATCTGCATTGCATGCCTTTTGGCAGCAGGATGCGCAACGAAGAAAAAGGCAATGACAGAGACGGCAACAGAGCAAGAGACAACGAAGGTGGAGCAAGTGAAGGACACCGCCATCACGGAGACGCACGACACAACCAGGATCACCCAGAAGCTGGTACCCGTTGAGATTGCGGTACCAGAAGCCAAGCTGGAGCGAACCACCAAGGACACCACGTCGGTGCTGGAGACAGACCTGTACAAATCCACCGCAACCTGGGCTAACGGAGTGTTGACACACACGCTGGAGGCGAAGCCAGGAGCGAAGCTGAAGGGACAAGCTACCGCCACGGACACCACCAAAATCTCCAAAAAGAGCTCGTCCACGAAAAACACGAGGAACTCCTCGTCAGATTCAAAGAACAGACAGAAGGACACCCAGCAGGAAACAAAGACAACGCAGGCAAGCTGGGACATTTGGCTGGGAGCTGGTATAATAATAGGTATAGGAGCAACCATCGCCATCATTTGGATCTGGCGCAAGCGAAAGAAGCCGAAAAACTAGAAAGAGACCTCTTCACCGACAAGGTGAAGGGGTCTTTTTTTTGATAACTTTCTTTAGCTAAGTTGTTGATTTTCTGTAACTTATAATAACTATAAAGTTATACAACTTTGCGAAAAATTGATTATCTTTGCATCAGAAAAAGAAAAGGAAACGACCCCCTAACCAAGGGTCATAAAATACAAAAATTATGGCAAGAGCTACATATTACATTAAGGAACAGACAACTTGGAGAGACACCGAGAAAGAAGAGGTTAGAGAAGTTTTCAACTCTACAAGAAAAGCAGAGACCGAGCGATTCTTCAACAGACTCGAAAAGGGAAACGAGAACATCACCGACAGAAGAATGGGATACTTCAAGATTGAGGAGTTCACCATGGCTGGCAAGATGACAACAGAATACTGGATAGAGAAATATTAAAGACAACCAGGGAGGCGCAAGCCTCCCACAACTTAAGCCCTACGGCAGCACGGTAAAGCCGCATTTTATGACAAAGACAGGCGACGCTTTTATATACAAGCACATGACAGGGATCATCGACAACATCATGGAAGGATACCCTGTAGTTCTTACAACCGAGGACGGCACAACCATAACCATCACATACGAGGGTGAGGCAGCAGACAAGCCATTCAAGGTTACACTTAAGAAGAGAGCAACCCGAGCAAAGGCTTTCCTTTCAATTGAGACAATGGAATTCTACCTCGGCAGATTCAACTACACAGACATTAAATTTTAAGGAGGAACAAACAATGAAAAAAGAATTAGCAGACAACATCATAAGCCAGATAAAGAAAGACAAGGTTCAACAAGCAACCATCACTCTCAAGAGCGGAAAGGAGATAGAGTTCAACCCAACAGACGATGACTGCAGATTGATGAAGCAACCAGACAGCATCTATTCAAGCAGCATCCTCATCATAGAAGGAGAAGGAGGTACGAGTTTTATCGAATGCGAGGAAATAGCAATGATTAATATTTAAGGAGGACAGCGACATGGAAACAGCAATTAGAATCACAATAAGCCTTGGCGACGCAAGAGAAGGAATCGACAGAATCCTGGATAACCCATACTTCGAATGCCTTCAGCGCACAGCAACCAACCAATGGGAGAGCGAAAGATTCGACGATGAGGATGAGGACGAAGCAGACGACCTCTACGAATTGAAGGAGACCCTCACCCACACCCTGGCAGGGCTTGATTACGACATAGAGGACATTACAGAGTTTGACATTGAATATTAACATTTTAAAGATAGGAGACAAGAATCATGATGAAACAAGAATTTGAGGAAAGAGCAAACTTCAAGGTTAGCCCAGAGTGCTACCACACATTCATAGAGCCAGGATACAACGCAAGCAACCTGGACAAAGACGAATGGGTGAAGGAGTGGAAGAAGAACGGAGGTGTTCAAGCTGCCTACGATTGGGAATGCGCAAAGCGAATCAAGGCAGAGAAGGCAGCCAAAGGAGCTGAAGGCGAAAAGACAAACATGGCGAAGGCACTCATCAAGAAGGCTACCAATTCAACGACGAAGAGATAAACCGCATGGCGATCGCCATCATCGGAGAAAGAGATTACCTGGTTTATAAGCTAGAAAACCAGCTGAAGCTCACAGAGGACGATAAGAAGCGAATCCTCGCCAACTTGAAGTAAGAAGGAAACAGGGGAGCCAACCACTCCCCTACCAAAAGAAAAGGAAATGGAAAAAGGTGCAACATTCAAGAAAAAGATAGGAGAAGACACGATTATCGTGACGATTTTAAACGAGTTCCACTTCATGGGACAACGCAAGTACGCAACAATAAGAAACATCTTCGACAAGGACGGAGATCTTGTAGCAAACGACCAAAAGGTCGAGTTTGGAGCTGACAGCTTCGACGAAGGAATAAAGAAAGGAAGATACAAGGAAATCAAAAGCCACATGGCAATCATCGGATAAAGAAGGGAACGGCTGGGCTAACCACCCAGCCAAAACACAACAAGAATATGAATAAGAAAAGAAGAACGGCATTAAACGAGCTCCTCACCAAGCTCGAAGAGATAAAGAACCAGGTGGAGGAGCTCATGGATGAGGAGCAGACGGCACTAGAGAACCTGCCCGAAGCCTTCCAGGAAGGAGAAAAGGGCGACACGATGCAGGAAGCCATCGACAATTTGTCGAACGCAATGGACGCAATCGACGAAGCCACAGAATACATTAATGAAGCAACGAACTAGAAGAAAGGAGGACAACATGGCAAATTACATCCGTGAATGGAACAACATGGCAAGATGCTACAACCCATTCGGCTGCCCTTTCAAGGCAGCACACCAGAGAACGACAGAGAGACGCTGTACATTAGAGGGAGCCTGCGAAGGAAAAGACAAGAAGGCTACATACAACGACGTAAAAGAGAAAGAAGGCTACGTAGTGCTGAACGAGAAACAGAGAGCAGAACAAGCAGGCAGCATGACAGGGCATGAGCTCGACCAGAAAATCGAGGTAGCAAAGCAGCTCCTCAACCAGCTAGAAGAGCTTGGAAAGGAGTTCGATTTGAAGGAGACAATCAAGGAGGTGCACAAATGCATCGACATCTACACCAAGGAGAGAGACCAACGCAAGGAGGCTGGCACTTGGAAAGAATGGGGAGTTTAA